CTGAACCGTATGTATATGGCAATGTAACAATCCATTTGCTTAGAACACAAGCCCTTGGAAATGCCTATAAAGAGCAGATTGAAGCTAATACTACTCTTGGTAGCGTTACTATTTATCCAGATACAACTGCTTTAACACCGTTTCAGTTAAATAACTGTGTTTTGAGCAGTATTCAGGAAGTTCCTTTTGATGGCAACCAAGCTGCCTTAATTGTCAGGTTAAGAGGTGTTTACAGTATCAATGCTGAGTTGTTCGCAGCAAGTTAAGAAAAGCCCTTCGGGGCTTTTTTTAATGTATCATTAACTTTCCTATGATGCGGAGAAAGCAATGAAAATTAATAAAAAATTAAATTTAATAATGCCTCTTGAAACAGAAGAAGCTGGAATAATATATATTCATTCCTCTCCAATAGGGAAAGAAGTATTTGAAACCTATTATGCAGAATTAGGAAAAGTATTTAGTCAATGCATTGATCTTGGAAATCAAGCTCATTTAATACTTACAGCTCCTCAGTTAGCTTATTCAGCTTTAAAATCTATTGCTATTAAAGAAAATAGATGGGAAGGGCAGGGAGGTATTAAATTTGGATTGGTTAATGAAATTATCCGATTAACCAATGTATTAATTGCTAAAGAAAATGGTTGGGAATCAATACCTTTTGATTTGGCAATTAAAAGAGAAATTTTGACAGAAGATGAAGAATACGAAATTTTAAGCGCTATAGTTTTTTTTACAGCAATCTCCAAAGTTGCACCGAAGGATATGAAAGTTCCTTTTTTGGAGATGGTAGGTGCATCAAGAAATTGGGAGATTTCATCTTTAGATGTTACGGAGTACATGAATGGTTTGCCGATATTGACCAAGAAAGAAAATACTGGCAAGAAGGCGAAACAATCCTCCATTATTTCTTAGATGTATTAACCCATCAATATTTTGAAGAATACATAAAAGAATGTGGCGGAAAATGGGCTGATGCTTCAGAATATAGGCTACGGCATTTAATTAAAGCAATTAATAGCAAAACCTTGTTTTAGGGGCATTTATGGCAGCAAAAAGCGTTATTGAAATTGATGTAAATGACCAAAAGTTTAAAACTTTTCAACAAGCATTTGAAAAGTACCAAAAAATTTTAGAAGAACAATCTAAAAAATGGGATCAAACAAATAAAATGTTTGATCAATTGGTTAAAAAACAAAGAGAATTTGCAAAGTCAGTAAATGATGGAAATAAAGCTCTAAAAGATGCTGCTTTTATTACTGGCGGAATTGCTCGCAATATGGCTTCTATTGCAATTTCCGCTACTAAATGGTTGGCATTTAGTTCTATAGCTAGTGGATTCGGTTTTGGTTCTTTAGCTGGATCTGCAAGTTCTTCTAGAAGATTATCTCAAGGAATTGGATCTTCAATTGGGCAAATTAGGGCTGCTGAGTTTGCATACAATAGATATTTTGATGCAACTTCAGTTTTAAATAAAATTGCCGATATACAACAAGATACTACTAAAGCTCAAATATTAACAAGATTCGGAGCTAAACCTGGTCAAAATCCAACAGAAGTATTACCAGAAATTATAGAGGGGATGGTAAAAGCATTTTCTCCTTATAAAGATACGCCAATTGCAAAACAAATAGCAGATTCATTGGGATTAACAGAAGTATTTGATTTAAATACTCTTAGAGCTTTATCTAGCTTAAGCCCAGAAGAAAGAGCAAGACAAGCAACAAAAGCTAGGAATACTACTGGTCTTGGTCTTAGCCCAGAAAACTCAGAGGCTTGGCAAAATTTTTATGACAATCTTAAAAAATCGGGAACTTTAATAGAAACTTCATTAATTAATAATTTAATTAAATTAGAGCCAAAATTAGATGCAATGCGAGAAAATATTACAAAAGTAATAACTTCATTGGTAGAGAAATTTGGAGAATACTTATCAACTCCAAAATTTGAAGAAGATGTTAAAAAATTTGTTGAAGCTGTTGAGGCTTTAGGTAGAGCAACAATAAAAGCAGCAAAATTTTTAGGATTACTTGATAAAACAGAAGAAGAAAAAGCAAAAGAAACAAAAAATGCTTCCGATATTAATGTTTTAAGAAGTGATTTACAAAGAGATATAAATAATCCAACTTCTAAATGGTGGGAAGGTGTAAAAAATAGACCATTTATTAGTGATGGAAGATCTCTTGCGGAAAGAAATATGAATCCTGGAAACTTGAGATTTGTAGGTCAATCTGGAGCTTCTCAAGGAGAAGGAAATTTTGCCAAATTTGGAAGTTGGAAAGAAGGATTTGAGGCATTAAATTATCAATTAATGCTTTATGGAACTGGAAAATCTAAAGTTACTGGTGGTAAAAAATTAACTACTCTTGAAGATATATTGCCAGTTTATGCACCAAAATCAGATAAAAATGATGTTGAAGCATATATTAAAAGAGTTTCTAGAGAAACTGGTTTTGGAAGATCCGATCAATTAAATTTCCAAGATCCAAATACTTTATTTAGATTAATGGCTGCTATTACTAATGTTGAAACTGGTAAACAATCATTTACTCCTCAAGGAGTGCAAGTAATTATCAATAATCAAACAGGCGGAAATTCTACTGTTACTTCATCGGTAGGTGCAAAATGAGCGCAGGTCAAACTATATTTGAAGCAGCCTATCAAGTATCTCCCATCATTTTGCAAGATGGAGTTGCAGAATTTGTTGGTGGATATTTGCCTATTACTGCTGTAACTGAGATACTGGATATACCTGGCTGGACAGGAGGGCAATTTTTTGCCCAATATAGACCGTTACCAGGGGGAACACTAGAAGAATGGCAAGTAGCAGAATATCCATTTGCTAGTTTTCAAACTGCTGCTAATGCGGTAGTTCAACAGCCTTTAAAAGTAAGTTTACAGATGATTTGCCCTGCCCAAAATGGTGGTGGCTATATTTTAAAACAAGCAATTTTAAGCGCTCTTAAATACATCCTAGACCAGCATATATTAAGTGGCGGTAGCTTTACCGTAATTACCCCTGCATTTACCTATACAAACTGTCTTTTGACAGGTTTAAGGGACATTTCTAGTCCGTCTGAAAAGCAAGTTCAATATATGTTTCAATGGGATTTTGTACAGCCATTAATTACTGCTAATAGCGCACAATCTGCTTTTAACACATTCTTAAAAAATGTCGGCAATCAATTGCCATCTAATTTTAATTGGACTGATCCCTATTTATCTTCACCATCTTATGACCCAGCAGCAGGATGGTCAATATGACAATTATTCCATTTAATCCCATACCAAGTTCTAATTTTCAATTTAATTGCACTTTAAATAATCAACTTTATACAGCTATTATTACTTGGAATTATTATTCTCCTCGGTATTACATCAATATTTATGATACCGCAGGTAATTTAATTGTTTCAAATCCAATGGTGGGATCGCCTGATAACTTTGATATTGATCTAGTATATGGTTATTTTTCTGATTCAACATTGGTTTACAGGGTTTCATCAAATTCTTTTGAGATAAATCCATAATGAGATATTACGAAATCATTATTACTCCGCCATCAGGAAATGGATCTATAGAATTTCCAACAATTAAATATTCTACTTTAAATAATTCTGGTGGAACAAATGGATCAGCTTTACAAGTAGAATTGGATATATTCCAAGCCCCATTTCATCAACCAGCTCAAAATCAAAATAGCTATATAAAAATTAGCGGAATTGAATTTAAAAATATTTCTCAATATGCAAATTTAAATCCTAATAATGGAAATTCTTGTGGGATAAAAGTATATGTAGGAATGTCTAAGGGATTACCCTATGCAAATCCAAAACAATCAGGAATTATTATTGATGGAGCAATTTTACAAGCATGGGCTAATTGGCAAGGAAATCAAACCAGTTTAGAAATTATTATTACTGGATCTGTATATAACCCTCCTGAAGATATTAATTTGTATTTAAATTGGACTCAAGGTCAAACTTTAGAACAAGCCGTAAGAGAATCTTTAAATAATGCGTATAAAAATCCATTAATTCCTATTAATGGATCATTTAGCCCTAATTTAATTTATACAGAAACTCAAGCATCTAGACCGATGCCTTTAATACCTTTTTCTCAATATATAAATCAAGTAAGCAAACAAATTAATCCAAGCCCAAATTATGTTGGCGCAACTATTGCAAGAAGGGCTGATGGATTTTTTTTATCAGACGGAACATCATTTCCTGATCCAATTATAAATGTTGAATTTCAAGATATTATTGGAAATTTAACTTGGATAGATACTGCAATTGTTCAAGCTAAATTGGTAATGAGGGCTGATTTAAATATAGGTCAAATGATTATTTTCCCCAAAGGAATTCCATTTATTAATACTGCTGGAAGTTTTGCTGCAGCAAGAACAAATGTAAATTTTGGAAGTGGTAAATTTATTATTAGCAGCATTAGATATAATGGAAATAGCAGGCAAGCCGATGGAAATTCTTGGTGCGTTATTGTTGATTGCATTGTTCAAGGAGCAAATTTACAATGAGTATTGCTCAAAAAAGACCATTTGCACAAACTATTAATGATTATATTGATAACAATATCAAATATGCTTTAGCTCAACAAGGTCAAGTTTTGCCTTGCGTAGTTACAAAAGTAATTGGAGCAATTGTTACTGTTAATTTTCAAATAACTCCAAACTCTAAATTAACATTTCCACCAGTTACTTGTCCTATAGCAGAATCTACTTATGTTAGGCTTCCTGTACAAGTTGGTGATTTTGGCATTTGCATGGCAGCAGACGCTCGTTTGGGGGGTATATCGGGTCTTGGAACTGGAGAAGCGGCTGATGCTTTACCATCAAATCTTGGGGGTTTAGTTTTTGTGCCTATTGGCAATCAAAACTGGAGCGCTGTAGATCCCAATGCAGTCAATATTAATGCCCCCAATGGCGCTGTCATTACTACCCAAGATGGATCTGGAGTTATTACTGTATCTCAGAGCCAAATTTCAATAAACTATGGGGGTGCTTCCATTGTGTTATCAGGTGGAAATGTTGAAATTACAGGAACTTTAATCATTAATGGAACACCATTTTTATCCCATCATCATGGTGGAGTTCAAAGTGGTGGATCTAATACAGGCGGAGTAACACCATGAGGAGCTATGGCGTAGATCCTAATACCCAACAATGGGTAGAAATAACTGAAACGGGCTATGTGTGGCTTGCTACTTTAGCTCAGACTTTGCGATTAAATGAGGGAGAATCCCCTGTTTATGGCAATTATGGTATTCCTGCTCAACAATCGATAATGAGTCAAATTGCTCCTGATGCAGCGGTCAATAGAACCCAATCTCAATATTCTCCTTATTTCTCACAATTACAAGTAATTAGGAATCAATTGGCAACACAGCCAACCTATTATGTTAATGCCGTTTTCTTAAATGGCACTACAATTCAAACTACAGTCGCTACTTAGGAAATTAAATGGCTACGATCACAATCGCTGGTGCAATACCAACCTCTCCAACAGATTTATTAACGGCTGAATTAGCAGCGGCTACCGCTTTAGCGCCAGGATTAACTGCCAATTTGCCTGGATCTTTGGTAGAAGATATGTCATCTACTGCTACTGGTGCGCTAGTAGTTCAAGATCAAGCCTTTGTCGATCTTGTAAATTCCATTAGCCCTGCAACTGCCAATCCATCTATTTTGTATCAATTGGGTCAAGTGTATGGCATACAGCAAGGTGTAGGATCAAATACATCAGTTTATGTAACCTTTATTGGTTTGGCAGGTTTTGTGATTCCTGTAGGCTTTACGGTATCTGACGGTAGCTATCAATATACTGTTCAGGATGGCGGTATTATCGGTTCAGGCGGTCAAAGTGATGCCCTATATTGCCTAGCTACCACTCAAGGCTCTTGGGCTGTTCCAGAGGGTACTGTTACTCAAATCATTACTTCTGTTCCTACAGGGTTTACCCTTACTTGTATTAACTTGACTGCTGGATTACCAGGTCAATCAGTACAGCCACTTCAAGATTATCAAGCGCAAGTAGTACAAGCTGGTATGGTAACTTGCCAAGGCTACCCTACTTTCTTAAAAACTTTGCTTCAAAATGTGAATGGGGTACAAACTCGATTGATCTCTGTTCGCACTCCTGTCCCTAATAGCTGGGAAATCATTGTAGGTGGTGGCGATCCGTATCAAGTGGGTAATGCGATTTTTGAAGCTACCCCTGATATTTCTACTTTAGTAGGCTCTACTCTTGAAGTAGATGCTTTTACCAATGCCACAAATGGTGTGGTAACTACTAACCTTAATCATGGATTTGCTACAGGTCAGGTCATTCAGATTGCCGATTCTAACCCTTCAGCATTTAATGGCACTTTTACGATTACCGTATTAACTGCTACTACTTTTGAGGTCAATGTCGATACTACTGGTTTTGGGTCTTATGTCAGCGGTGGTATTGTTACTCCAAATCTAAGAAATGAAACTGTATCAATTAATGATTATCCCGATACTTATCAAATTACCTATGTCATTCCACCAGTTCAAACTGTTGCAATGACCGTTACTTGGAATACTATTTCTACTAATTTAGTATCCCCATCATCAGTAGCATCATTAGCTCAACCTGCTTTAGCTGCTTATATCAATAGCATCTATGTAGGACAGCCTATTAATGTCTTTGAGCTACAAAATACCTTCCAATTAGCTATTGCAAGCATTATTCCCCCTAGTTTGCTATCTAGAATGATATTTGTAGTAGCCATTAACAATGTGGATGTACCGCCTGAATCGGGTACAGGATTGATCTATGGCGATCCTGAGAGCTATTTCTCTACAACCAACTCTCTGATTACGGTAACTCAGGGCTGATTATGATTGTCAACAATCTACCAAGCTATCTCTATACCCAATATACTCAAGATCCTTTTAATGAGGATCTACAAGCATTTTTTACAGCCTATAATGATCTATCCCAGACCAATTTAGATACCATTAATAATCTAAATTTGCCTGTTTATACACAGCAATCAGGCGTTTTATTAGATTGGGTAGCATTAGGAATTTATGGCACTTTAAGACCTGCTCTGCCAGTAGCCAATGTAAATTCACCATTGGGCGCATATAACACCCTAGACTACAATACGACTCCTTATTCTAATAACCCTAGTAATGGCGGTTCTCAGTCTTATGTTGTAACCGATGACTACTTTAAAAGAATATTAACTTGGAATTTTTACAAGGGTGATGGATTTCAATATAACACTACTTGGCTAAAAAGAAGGGTTAAACAGTTTTTATTTGGAGTAAATGGTATCCCAATTGATATGCAAGATACCTATGAAATCAGCGTTACTTATGAAGCTCCAAATA